GTTAGGCACAGCAACTTTATCTTGTCCAATCATTTTAGTTGCATTGATATATGACTTTGCAAGTGCATCTATCTCTGTAAACTTTTCTATGTTTGGATCGTTTCTAAACTCTTCAGAAATTGCTTCTTTCCAAGATTTAGTCGGTTGTGGTGTTGGTTCTGTAGAAGGCGTTATTGCTGCTTCGACAGGTTTAGTTTCTGTAGGCGTTGTTGTCGTCTCTACAGGCGGAGTTGTTTTCTCCGTTATCTGTGTTTGTTCTGACATTTTTATCTTCCTTTTTCATTATTATTTTGTAGCATTGCTTTTATAAATAGAAGGATGCTACGTTGTCCTTCCATGTACGCACTCTCATGACTATCACCTTTTACATTGGTAGTCGTATGATGGTGGCATCTTTTTTCTAAATCAGACATAACTTGTTTGCCTTCGTCTGTATTGAATATGTATTGGTAGTTTTTTTTTAAATCTTGAACATACTTTTCAAAATTTTTTTCTTTGTCTTTTGCTTGACCCATTATTCTATATCAGCATTTGCAACAGCTTTGGCTTCTTCAGGTAAGGCTTTTGCTAGTGGAGCTATATCTCCTCCTGCTTTTGCTACCTGTTGTAATTGTTGCATCTGCATTTGCTCCTGTTGTTGTTGTTGTGCTTGTTGTCGTTCTGCATTAACTTGACTTTGTGATTTTAATATCTTCTGTGGCACACCAACTATATCAGCTAAATGTTTTACAAGATTATCAAAATTAACATAATCAAATACAGGAGCTACATTAGCAAGTGATCCTAGAATTTCAATAGCTCTCATAATAGATTGTAACTCTGTGGATTTCTGTGCTTTAGCTAATGGTGAAACGTATTCAATTTCTATATCCTGACCTGATAAAAATTCAGGTGCTGGGGGTAATTGATTGTTTCTTAATAGAATATTAAATACTCTATCAATTAATGGTTTTAATAATTCAGATTGTAATCTGCCTAAGACTGGTCCTAACAATCTCATCTTCTCTTCATTACGTTGAATAACTTCTGTTGCGGTCATTTGTGGTCCTTGTTGCATCATAAGTTGATTAACGTAGAACACACCTCTAATACTATCTCTTCTTTGCTGTTCCATATTTAAACCTAGAGGATTGTTTGCACCAATGTTTAAAGGTTCAATTCTATCTCTTGTACCTGATCTATAAAAATTTAATCCACCTGGTACAGTTCTAACTGGTAATAAAAAACCATCATCAGGAACTAATAGTGGTGGGTCTACTTGTTTCTGTGCAGCTTTGATTGTTGTCTTTGCCATTTCATTTAGCATCTTAACATCTGGCAATGCTGTCATTGCAGGTGATCTTCCATAAATTTCATGTGAAGCCTTTAGGTATCTAGGTACAACAAACGGAAACTCTTTATAACCTGATACAGATAATTCATTTCCATTTTTATATTCCATGTATACCGATTCGAATGGCATATTCTTTTTATCTTTTTTGTTAGGATTAAAATCTGATCTTGGATAAACTGCGTGTACAATTTCTATTTCTTTGTATGGGTCTTTCTTTTCCATAACTAAAATATCTTGTGATACAGAAGCACCAAACTTTTGTACAATAGCTCGTGCTGATAGTTTAAATTTTCTATAGATGGTATCTATTCTACCTTTATCATTTTCCGCAATATAAACTTCATCAATATGTCTTGTAGAAAATTTTATAAAATCTTCATCATCTTCTTCAATAAACATTGCTGCTGTACCAAAGGTAATAAGGTCATGATACAATTCAAATATTTCTTGTTGAAAGTTTGATCTATTAAATGCTGTGTACATTGCATCAGTTGCAGACTCTAACCAAAGTTTAGCTTCATCTTCGTTATCTATATTCTCTTGTTTAAATCTTAAGGTAAACCAAGGTGTTGATGGGTTTGTAAGCATACCATGTAATGATGCTGCTAATAATTCTAAAGATTGTAAAGGGGAACTATCAAAGATAAGTTCCATTCTTTTATCGCCACGACTTCTTTTTTTTGTAACGTCTGATTTTCTTGGCATCATGTAGTCCGCTACTTCTTGCCAATGCGTTTCCCAGTTTTGTCTTTGACCTGCTAGTCTATCGAAACGTGATAATAATTTTTTTGTTAAATCTGTTTTTGCCATTATTTTCCTAGTAAACTTTTTCTACCTAAAGTAACTGTTTGATCTTCTATACCTTTAGGTCCTGTTATAATTGTCATTGATCTACCTTTAGCTTTTGTTTTTCTTGAATCATATCCATCCATGCTAGTTGCTGTTGCTTGAGAAACTTCTGCTGTAGTAGGTGATGCTGCTATAGGTGCAGGGGGTTTCGGTGTAGTAATAAATCTTTTAACTGCTCTTGCTGGACTTCCTCCCATGTTATGTTCCTAAAATACTTTTTTTACCTAATTTATAACCTACTTCAAATTCTTTAGGATTTAATTTTTTATATTTATTTTTTTCAGTTGTTGTCATTTTTTTATACAAACCTGTTGTTTTAACATCTTTTAATTTACCACCTGTTTTTGCTACAAAAGTTTTTCTAGCAGCTGTTAATTGTTCAGGTTTATCTCTAATAATTGATGGACCTATTCTAAAACTTTGTCCGTCTTTAGTTTTAAGAGTTACATTTTTTTTACTATAATCTACATCTGGTCGTTTTAATTTTCCAATCATTGCTCCATTTGATCCCATATTATGATCCTAGTAAAGTTTTCTTTTCTGTTTCAGGCTCTTCTTCAATACCTAAAGGTCCAGTTAAGATAGTTGACTTTCTACCTTTTCTTTTTCTTTCTATCTTTGCTTGTTCCGCTGCAATTCTTGCTTTCTCTTCTGCAGACACTTCAGTTGATGGCGGTGTCGGCAAAGGTTGTACTGGTGGTAGTGGCGGCATTTTTGGTGAAAATAATGATCCCATATTATATAATCCTGTATTCATTATCTGCTATATGTTGTGGAGCAGATTGTCTAGTGTTAATTTCTTGTAAACCAACAGACAAGTATCTCATTGCATCACACGCATGAGATGACCAATCGTGTACAGGCTTACTTCGGAACATACGATTTTTATCTATATATTTCCGATGATAATGTCTTAACGCATCTATTAACTTTTTGCAATGGTCTGTATCAATCCAACATCGAGGTAGAGTCATTGTTGTTGCGTGTATACCATCTTCTAATGGTATTTTAGGAACAACTTTAAATCTAATACCTAATTGATAAGCAACTTCTCTTCTCGTTTTTCCATTGCTAAAATCTGTAACTTCTATATCATGCGGTGCGAAATGATCTTTATAGACATATTCCTTCTCCTTAATTAATTGAATATAGTGCGGTAATCCTTGACCACGTTCTTCATGATAGTCAATAATATTAATTGATCTACCTAGCTGTTGAAAGAATATAATAGAACTATGATCTGATACTCCTAAATCCCAAGATGTATTCACAGGCAATGATGGATCGTAGGGTACTCTTGTTAATTGTTTTTTATCTTCCATCTTGACTAAGATATCGCTATAAATTGCACCTTCTATGTTAGCTATCCAATCACACTCAAACTCTTGTAGATACTTCTTTTCTCCCATAACTTCTTTTGCTTTGACAAGCTCATCTTCATCTACAATCTTGGTATCACTTGCTTTAGCTTTATAGTTAAACCAATCCTCTGCTCCTTGTGCGTGTTGATACAATTCATAAAAGTTATTATTCATTCCTTGTGGTGTACCTATAAATACGCAGTAACCTTTTCTATCGGATAGTGCGGGTCTTATGATTTCAGGAAATAGTTTTTCATTGACATTTGCATACTCATCAATCACACATCCATCTAGGTAGATACCCCTTAACCCATCGGAGTTTTCCGACCCAAGTAAAGTTATTCTTGCACCATTGGGTAAATCTACCCTTAGCTCTGTTTCATTAAACTTGGTGTAAGGTATCTTAGCTGTAAACTGTTTCATGTAATCCCAAGCGATTGATTTACTTTGTTTAAATGTTGGCGAGATGTAGGCATATCTTGGGTTTTTTTGTTTCGATAATAAGGCAGATCGTATAAGGTGATTAATCATACATACTGTTTTGCCGAACCTACGATGACAAACCAATACTGACCATCTATGTTTAGATATTTTATTATGTAAGAAGGCTTGGTGCTTTCGAGGTGTATAGGGTATTTTTATATCCATTTAACCTCAATTCTTTTTAATTCTCGAAAGAAATTATATAGCTTTCTAGGGGTGTAAGGTATTTTAATATCCATATCTAGTGTATCATCTTGCTAGGCATACTATACTCAGCATTGTGATAATCAAATTGCAATAGGCTCATAGTGTAATGTGCAAAAGTCTCTGCAGCTGATTTAGTTTCTAATCCATATATCTTAATGATAAGAGTATTAGTCTTTTCATCAATCATAACTATAGATGTTAAGTCGTCTTGTATGTAATCCCACATATTACACAACATATAGTAATTGTAAATTATTTTAAACTAGAAAGGCTTGGCAAATAAAGGTGTGGGTTATTCTGTGGGGGTGGCTAAAGCTGTGTCTGTAAAGGTGTCCTCGAGTCCCATGTATATATATATATTAATTGGCGCGTCCACTTTGGGTACTATGGGGGGTATAGCATTTACAAAATAGCAATGTCATAACCATAAATGTGTAATAATAATTCTCGACTATCAATACAAATTTCTTATAACGTTCATATATCGGAACACCATATCGGTTAATGTTATAATATATAGGTCAATACTACTGACCGATTATATACACGAGGGAAGCCGGCGTTGTTGTTGTATTAGAATAGCAACTATTCCACTCTTTTAATCTTTACATACTTCAGCAGCTCATGATCTTTTTTATTCTTATACTTTACAGATATAATTTCATTAGGTTTAAACTTTGAATTTAATTGTTTTAATAACTTCTTATATGATTGACAGTTAATTACTTCCTCTTTGCCTGATTGATCTTTTATATTATATGAGTATCTATATTTCATTAGTGTAACATATTTATCACAGTTGCATTTATATCACACTAATATCTTGACCCATTTTGAACACTAACATGATTGTAGTTTATATTTATTAGTTTACCAATATGGTAATGACAACAAAAACAACAAAGGAAACAA